ATGGAACTTGTAGGAGTGGAAGAGGCTTCTTAGCACTTGTATTTGTAGACATGCAGTATTGTTTTAATAATTTAAGAAGAATAGAAGTTGAGAAGTTTCTAAGGCCTATAGTAAATAAATATAATTAACATTAAATGTGGATGGTGAAGGACGGAACAGGAGATGAATGAGGAAATTACCAAGTAAACGAAGCGAAGTAGTGAGAGTTAATCCAAAAACAATGGTTATCTTTGGACAACCTAAAGTGGGAAAAACCACTATATTAGCTGAGTTAGATAATTGTTTATTAATAGATTTAGAAGAAGGATCAGATTTCGTTAGCGCTCTTAAAGTAGACGTACTTAAAGAAGCTAGAGAACAAGATACAGCTCCTATAAACATATTACAAGATGTAATTAAAACTATTGGTGAACAAAATAAAAAAAACGGTGGTTACGTTTATAAATACATAGCCTTAGATACAGTTACAGCGTTAGAAGAAATGGTTCTTCCAATCGCAGCTAAAATGCACAGAGATACGCCTATAGGACGGAATTGGGTAGGTACAGATGTTACCACCCTTCCAAATGGAGCTGGTTTGTAAAATAGCCAGTACTGGGTTAATTGCTGGAAACTCCCAAGAGCCAACATCTGAAAAGATTAGGACTAACGGACAATCAGCAGCCAAGCCTTAGAAATAAGGAAGGTTCAACGACTATTCCTCGGAAAGGAAGTACATTTATATTTAATATTATTATAAAATATTATTAGATATATTTGGAAAAGCCCAGAAATTTTATTATATCGTTGTCTAATATAAATATAGTCAATATGAATATACAAGACAACAAAGATATCCCTAATATATCGAGAATTTACAAGATTACAAACTTAATGAATAATTTAATTAAAGAAAGTTTACGTAGAAAAACCGATATAAGAACTCCATTTGAGGGGTATTATTGGATGTATAATAAAATTTAAGATATAGTCTAGTCCTTATAGAAATATAAGGTATAAACGTATAGATATACTCGTGAAGCTTTACAAAAGGTTATTAATGCATTAAAGTCAATTACAGATACTTTAATCATTTTAGGACATGTTAAAGATAAATTAGTTGAACAAGATGGAGAAGAAATGTCAGAGAGAGGCTTAGATTTAGTAGGTAAGATGTCTGCTATTCTTTGTGCTAAGGTAGATGCAATTGGTTATATGTATAGAGATGAAAAGAAAACTGTACTAAACTTTAAATCATCTGAATCTCTTCTTGTAGGTGCTCGTAGTGAGCATTTAAAAGACAAAAGAATCGTTGTAGCAGAATCTAATGACAAAGGAGAAGTTAAGGTCTCTTGGTCAGAGATTTTCATTGGTTAGTAATTGTCCTTGAAATTACAAAAATAAATATTATTATACAATAAATAGACTTATATATGTTAGATTTAAACTCAAAAGAATTCAAAACAGGTTCAGCAATTTTTAATAACGGAGCAGCAGGTAAAGTAGATAACAATACCATTGAAGTTGCACGTAAAAAATCAGAAGAACCTGATACTTATCCAGACTTCAAACTAATTGTAACAGATGAAGCAGGTAATAAAGTGAATCAAGGGTTTTACTATCCAAAAGATAGTGCACAAAAGAGTGAAGCAGATAATAAAAAGAGAACTAATGCTGAAGTAGGTAGAGTTCTTCATATTGCACATGCTGTAGTTGGTACAGATTATGAATTTCCAGCTGTTAAAACTGCAAAAGAAGCTATTGATATGTTATTTAAACTAATTTCCAAAAATGTAGGAGATAAAAAGTTTAATGTTTTTGCAACATATGGTACAAAAGGATACCCAAGTAAATTCTTAGGATTACGATACTTTACATTTATCGAACCTTCAGATTTACAAGGAGTACCTAGTAAATTAAAAGTAGGAATGGGAGACCAAATGGAAAGGCTACAAGAAGATGCCCCTAGTGGAGCAGCTTCAGCCAAATCTTCTACAGATAAGGATGAAGATTGGGAATTCTAGTAAATATTTAATTATGGGGGATGTGAAAGTCCCCCTTTTTATTAATATTTATAAAAGATAATTATGAATTTAAACAGAAAATTAGTATCAAAAGAAGAATTGCTTAAAGATGTTACAGATATTGAAATATACAGATGCTATGCACCTACATTAGAGATCCATATAGGGACACCTACAATTTCTCCACTAAGAGATGAATCTAATCCATCATTTGGATTATTCATTGGAGAAAATAATCAAGTATTGTTTAATGACTTTAAATTAGGAGGTGGAGATTGCTTTAAATTTGTACAATTAATGTTTGGAGATACATTCTTTGAAGCATTAAGCAGAGTTGCAATAGATTTTGACCTTGAGGATAAATATATATGCAAACAAGTTAATACAAGACATGTTCCTAAGAAAGAGAGTCTAGATAAAGATAGTCTTTTAAAGAAAGCAAGTTCTAGTCTTATTAGAAAGAGACGTAGGGCTTGGAAAGAGCATGATATGAAATATTGGAAAAGTTTTGGTATTACAATAGAAATATTGAAAAAATACAAAGTAGAACCTATATCTCATATATTTATAAATACGAGAATAATACCTTGTGATAGTTATACATATGCATTTATAGAAAATAAAGATGGAGTAGAAACATATAAGATCTACCAGCCTTTTAATTTTAGTTATAAATGGATAAATAACCACGATGATTCAGTGTGGCAAGGATGGAATCAATTACCAGATAAGGGGAAGTTATTAATAATAACTAAGTCATTAAAAGATGTAATGACTATATCTTCTTTAACCAACATACCTGCAGTATCTTTACAAGCGGAGTCAATTACACCAAAATCATATATAATTGATGAATTAAAAGATAGATTTGATACTATATTTATATGGTATGATAACGACTTTGATAAAGAAACAAACTGGGGTAAACAGTTTGGTAATGCATTAGCAGAAAAATTTGACCTTATTCCTTTATTTATACCTGATGAATTAAAATATAAAGATCCATCAGATTATGTAGCAGGAGAAGGTAAAGCAAAAGGAATAGATCTAATTAATAAACTTATTAGTTTACCATTTTAAAAAATAGATAAAAATGACAATAGTAAAAGATAAAGAGAAAACAGTAGCAGAAGCAGAAGTTGTACATCTAATTGCTGTATATGGTAGTTTAAGACAAGGGCTGGGTAATCATGGTATGATTAAATATGAAGAATTACTAGGTACATTTAGAACAGAGCCTAAGTACTCTATGTATTCTATAGGGAGTTCTTTTCCTGGATTAAAGAAAGATGGTACTACTTCTATTGTAATGGAAGTGTATGAAGTAGGAGATGAAACTATGGATAGAGTTAATATGTTAGAAGGATATGTTGAAGGAGGAGCTAAAGAAAATAACCACTATAATAGTGAAGACATAGATACTCCATTTGGTAAAGCAAAGGTATTTATTTACAACAATTCTATAGATTCTTTGCATCTTGTAGAGAATGGAGATTGGACAGATTATAAGGAAACTAACGCATTAGTAAACGGAGCAACATGTTAACACATTTTAGACCTAGAATTAGAAGTAGGCATCCTTCTCATAATGTATTAAGACATACTGAAAATAATTTACCAATGATGCCATTTAGATCTCGTATTAGATTAGGATCAACTAATGTATTAAGAAGCTCTGATAGGGTTCCAGTAGTAGAGCTTAATAGTATTGAAGCTATTAAAAATAGTAGTAATAAGCTAAGGATGAAAACTTGCTTTACTGAAAAAGGTGTTAAAACTGCAGATTGGTGGGTTAAAAACGATGCTAATATAGGTAAAGAATTTACTTTTGCTAATGAAGATGATGATAACAGAGATTGTGATCTTGAAGAATTATCATTTCCTATTATTTCTAAGAGTTTATTTGGTTCTAGAGGATTAGGTAACAAGAAGCATGATACTGCAGAACAGTTAAAGGCTTGGTTAGAGGGTAAAGACTTATCTAAGTATATCTTTGAGAAATACTATAATTATAATAGAGAATACCGACTTCATGTAAATAATGAAGGATGTTTTTATACGTGCAGAAAGATGTTAAAATCTGATACTCCTCAAGAAGCTAGATGGTATAGAAATGATGCACATTGTGTATGGATCTTAGAAGATAATGAAAGTTTTGATAAACCAAGTAATTGGGAAGAAGTAATTACAGAATCAGTCAAAGCATTAAATGCAGTTGGTCTAGATTTTGGAGCAATTGATTTAAGAATACAATCAGCTAAAAAAAGTAATGGAGATGTTAGAGAAACACCAAAATTTATCGCTGTTGAAATTAATTCAGCACCGAGTTTTGGTGATAAAACTGAAGAAGCATATATACAGGAAATCCCTAAAATGTTAAGAGACAAATATAATAAAAATAGATAAAAATGAAGAAAAAACTGAGTATTTTAGTTAATGAATCCTTAGATGAAGGGTTAGAGAAACTATTATCAACTGAATTTGATGTTGAAGTAATTAATTTAAAAGCGTATCAAAAAAAAGGTTCTTCTTATAACGCAGTAGTATACGGTGAAGAAGAATCAGGAGATATTAATCCTGATTACTATGGAGAGAATCCAGGTAAGTTTACTGAAATACAAGGATGGGAGAAATATGAGGACCTTAGAAGTAATCTTCCATTTGGTAGGACTTTCTTAAAAATTGGTATAGGTAATGGGGCACAATATCTAAACATTAGAAATGGTGGAAGTCTAATTCAACATGTTGAAGGACATAAAGAACCGCACGAAGTGACTTTTAATAATGGTAATAGAGCAACAGTTGAATCTAATCATCATCAAATGATGTTTCCTTATATGTTAGATGATAAATCATATAAGATACTTGCCACCAGTACTTACTTTAAAAGTAATACTTACTTAAATGGAAGGAACGAAGAAACAACTCTTCCTAAGAATTTCTTAGAACCAGAGATGATTCTATTTCCTAATAGTAAGGACTTAGCAAGTCAATCTAATCCAGTTAATAGTTCAAAAGAGTATCAACAATTTTTTCTAAGGGAAATTTCAAAATTACTAAAATGATAAAAGATGTTACAATAGGTGCAGACCCAGAATTATTCTTTGAAAAGGATGGAGAAATTATTTCAGTTGAAGGATTAATAGGAGGAACTAAAAAAGAACCAAGACCCATTACAGATGATGGGCACTCTGTACAAGAGGATAACATTATGGCTGAATTTAATATTCCACCATCTAATACAAGGCAAGATTTTATTGATCATATAGAATTTGTAAAAGGGTATTTATCCTTAGTAGCAAATAAAAATAATGCAAAATTGAATTTCAGTGCTAGTGCAAATATTGATAGAAAATATTTAAAAACTAAGCAAGCATTAGAATTTGGTTGTGAACCTGATTTTAATTTTTATTCAAAACGCAGCAATGAAAAGCCTAGTAGTAGATCAACTTTAAGGACTTGTGGAGGACACATTCATATAGGATATGATAATCCTACCCAGAAACAATCAGAAATGATAATTTTTGCAATGGATATAGCTTTAGGCTTACCATCGTTAGAATTAGATTTAGATGATGAAAGAAGATCTATGTATGGAAAAGCAGGATCATTTAGATTTAAAG